AGATCAAAGGTATTATTGCCCGATGCAAAATTGTCGGTTGCAAAAACTATTGAGTCGTTAGCAAATGAGAAAGCGAGAAAACTAAATGGCAAAATTAAAAAAGGGTAGAATAAAGATACACATTTGTGAGACATGCCACGGAAACGGGTATGTCAGAGTTGCAAAACTTGAGGGTGACCCAAGTGTAGATTTTAGAGATAGAAGCGAAGTTCATCAATGTTGGGACTGCGATTCGGAAGGGGAGTTTTATGAAACGATTGATGATAATCTTATCGATGATGGTAATTCTAACAGCGTGCACTAAACTTGAGTTTGATGGGTTTGACCCAACAACTGCAACGGTCAGGTGGATTATAAAACAAAATTTTAGTGTAGAAAAGGACGAGCTCCAGGTGAAAAAAAACTGCCAAGCGCTAAACACCTCTGGAGGTTACAGATCGGGATGCTAAAACCTACCCTGAGTATTCGAGCCTTTGGCGACTCGTTAGTACGTGCACGGAAAGCGAGCGTTTGATGATTCCAGAAACAGATAGAGCATATATTGCAGGACTCTTTGATGGTGAAGGTAGTATCTATTACAAGAAAGTCAAAGAAAAGAAAAAGAAACACAAAGGTCAAAAGGGTTACCGATATGCTAATGCATGGCGTATTAGTATGGAAATAACTATGACTGATAGATCTGTTATAGAGTGGGTCCATGAAGTATTAGGATGCGGAACCTTCAACCACAAACCACGTAAAGGTTTGCGTAAAGATGGAACACCTTATTTAAAACAATACAAATGGCGTTGTACATTTAGAGATGCATACTTTGTGTGTTTGTTAATCTGGCCTTGGTCACATACCAAACTACCAAAGATTAACCAGATACTTGAACACTATGCTGATAATGGTAAAGTGATGAATGGAAAAGTTGTTAGTTTACAAGAGTATAAGGAGGCAATGAGTTTAGAATGATGTTAAAATTTTATTTATGGGTGATGGGTTGGTCTGGTAAAATCAACACGTGGGCTTGGAACAAACAAGCGAGTATTATTAAGAGTCAACAACGAAAAGAGAATGAGGAATATTTAGAGGAGTTGAAGAAGAAACTATGACACCCGGTCAAGCGTTAGGTATGTTATTTGTAGGAGTGATCGCTCTATCGATCGGGGCTGGTGTAGCCTATGTGATATTAAGAAAGGTTTATAAAGAAATTCACCGATCAAAAAGGAGATTTGACGATTTAGAATGAAAACTAGAATACATGTCAATCAACACAAGATTAGAAGTAATCTTAAACATAATTTAAAAGAACCAGTCATCACGGTCAAGACGTCTAAGTCTAATACGTATGCTCATGAGGTCAGTATCAAAGGACCTAGTAAAGTTATTTATAGTCCGGATAAACCATTGTCTTGTGGTGCGAAAGTGTGGATTGAAACAGAGTCAGAGGTCATGGTCATATGATGAGTGATGAGGATATAAAAGAATACCATAACATTGGTCGAGCGATCAAGCATAGTGATAAATATACCTATGTCGATGCCTCACGGATCGAGGACCACGGAACACGGCTCTATGATGTAAATGGTGCTAGACTTCCTAGCGTAACTACTATATTGGGCAAGACCAAAGATCAACAATTTATAAAAGATTGGAAGGCAAAAGTCGGTGAAGCAGAAGCAGAACGAATCAAAAACTTATCTAGTAATCGGGGGACAGCTATGCACAAATTCCTGGAGCACCATATCACAGGAGTGGGCTACGATGATCTTACAGCAATCGGACAAGAGGCGAAAGCCATGGCCGAGAAAGTTATTGATGTGGGTCTTACGCCTGTGGAAGAGTGGTATGGTTCCGAAGTTACGTTATATTATCCGGGTTTATACGCAGGCTCGACAGACCTTGTCTGTTTACACAATGGTCTTGAAACTGTTGTTGACTTCAAACAAGCTAATCGTCCGAAGAAGAAAGAATGGATCGAAGATTATTATCTGCAAATCGCAGCTTACGCCATGGCCCATGACTATGTCCACCAGTCAAGAATCGAGCAGGGAGTTATCATGGTATGCACGCCTGACCTATATTATCAAGAATTTGTCGTAAGTGGGGCAGAATTAAGGCAATATAAACATAAGTTTTTGAAGAGATTGGACATGTATCATGACCTAATCTTTGATGAAAAAGAGAAAGCAAAAGTAAATATTAACCCGGAGGATTTTTTTAATGGAGCGTAAAGGCAGAATACATGGGTATTACTACGATGGTGAGACTCAATGGGTAATGTACGAAGATGAAGATGGCTATATAGAAATGAGAGAAATGGAGGACGATGATGAACAATAAACTTAGAATGGTTCTAAAGAAGAAATACGAAGCTGAGATAGAAGATGCAAAGTATAAGATTGAATGCTTCAGTCAACAAGAACTTATTATACCTGAACACCCAGATATTACAGGTGAGGTAGATAAATTGTTGAGTAAAATATCTGCTGCTGAAGACAAGTTGGCAGTAATGGAGCTACATTATGACAAAAATGTGGCAGATAAAAACGTACTATAAGATTCTGTGACAGATTACAAAAAATATTTTTTTATCTCCGAAAAAAAGTGTCCAAGTGTACTTTTGACTGTTTTTCAGCATAAAATATAGCGTTTTATGGTACACTTTTTAGTACACTTTTTATTTTTGGTACACTTTTTAATGTACCATCAAATTTCGGTTCACGCGCGCGAATGCATATTTTAAATAAAAAAATCTGTGATATAAACTTATATGCCTAGGAAAAGACGAAAAGCAATAGCCTCAATAACTCCCGACATACCTTATCCTAAAGTCCGGGTGGAGTGGATCGACTGCGTGAGCGACTCGGGCTGGGCTACTGACAAGGAGTTTGATAAAATGAAGTTAGCACGACCTGTGAACGAAGGTTGGTTGTACTCAAAAGATAAAAACTCTGTAAAACTATTTGCGTCTTACGACAGGGAAGATGATGGTAGTTTTAGTTTTGGGGATCGGACGATGATTCCTCGGGCTTGGGTGAAGAAGATTCAGAAACTTTAGATGGAGTCACATCAATTATCTGTCCATAATCGTTTAAGAGTTGTTTCATTTTTGCTTCTAATTCCTGTTCTGACATATCTTCTAATTTTCCAGTTTTTATTATTTTTCTGTCTATGTATAATCCTGCTGCCTTGCCTCGATTTGCTTCAGCATTTACAGCAGAAGAGAAAGAACCCTTCTTCAAAGCAGCTTCTCTAAGTCTTGCAAGTTCTGCAACATGACCTTCATAAGTCACTTCATGTTTTCGTAATCTTTCTTCTTTCAATTCACCAATATACTTGACTACAAGTGGTGATAATCTGGGGTTACACAATTCAGAGCCTTCTTGTCTTGCACGTTTAGGACTATATCCAGCAGCGAGCGCTGCTTCTGTTTGAGTCATTGGTCCCTCTGGTCCACCAAATACTAAAAACTCAGCGAACCTTTGTTGCATTTCTGTTAATCTTTTTGGTAATCCCATGTTGACAATTTAAGGTAACATGTTAAGAAAGTCAATAATGAACAGGTTGGATAAATAATGTTTGTACGACACCTGCAAGAGTACTTAACTAAATTTACAGAAGGGCGTAATTTTAAACAAGGTAACGCCGTAAGTAATGCTAGAATATATATTGCGATGCCGAACGGCTACCTAGAAGAGATAAGACGAATTGAAGTACATGAAAGCACCCGACCTGGTGATACTTCTGTTCGTGTTGTTTTGAAACCAAACAAGGAAGAAAAACTTATTTTACCTCCTGGATACGTTAAAGATTATTAATTTTAAAACACAGGAGTTACCTTGAAAAACGCATGGGACCAGAGCGTAAATTATATCAAAAACTTAAAAAAGATATTCCTTCTATTTCGTGGATTAGACTTGAAAACCTTAGTCTATCCGGCACTCCTGATCTATTGGGCTACAATACTTCTGGCACCTTTTTCACAATAGAACTAAAAGTTACGAAGAGTAACAAGGTACGCTTCAGTCCACATCAAATTGCCTTCCATGTAAAACATCCGAAGAATACTTTTATCTTGGTCCAGCACCTCGGTTCAGGGTGCTTGAAACTTTTCCGTGGTTCTCAGATCTTGGAGCTTGAAGCTTGTGGCTTGGAGCTTGATGCTTGCTGCTTGGGGCTTGAAGCTTGTGGCTTGTGGCTTGAATCTTTAGGAAAGAAAAAACCATAACGCTGCAAGTCCGGTTAGACCCGTCACCCGGATATTTATGCTGGTCTACTTGCAGCGCCTCGGCGGCCCTATTGGGCGGCCCCATAAGTGAGGCGTCACCTGTATCCTGCTGGGCCTTGGGTATCGCTATTTCAATTTTTTTCACTACAGCAGTCGCAGCGCTGGTCCGTGAGCTACGGCCACTTGCTTTTTCTGGATCAATCCCCCGACTGCTCCGGAACAACGCGATTACACTGTATCCTATAATATCCCTCATGTCAATGATTATTTTTGCTTGGAGCTTGTAGCCTCAAGCGCAGCTTGAGGCTTGGTGCTCGCAGCTTGTTGCTTCAGGCCCGGACCAGTCGCACGCCTGCTTGGAGCCGTCGCTCTTGTTGGGCTAATGGCCTGGTCCGTATTACGCTTGCGTAATTCTTTATAATAATTTGGGTGTCTAAGTAACATAAACAGATTCAACCTCTTTGTCTGGAAATTTTTCTTTGAGCTGCTTCAAGGCTTCCTGTTCCATCTCGTATAGGTCCAGGGTTATGTCACCCGTTTCTTCATCTACAGCATAATATATATTTTGTTTTAGCATAATTTAATGTTTGTGATATCTTATAGTTTTTATTTCAGGATCCCAGCATTTTCTGCAATCCTTGCATTCGTTGTCTTGAAGAGACGCCGGGCAATTAAAATCTTTGTCTACTACCTCTGAGCTGTTCGGCCACGACGCATGCGCCCGCTGGTTCACCATGGGCGCGCTGAATCGTATGACTAAATTGTTTGGCTTGTGCTGCAAGTGCTTCTTGATCCAGGCTTCACGAGTCGGTAACCAGTGACGCTTGTCAGGTGTTAACCTGCAGACTGCGTAGATCTTCTTGAGGTGATCTAAGTCCTGGACGTCGCCGCTGTCGTGCCATCTAAACACGTCCGGCTTCTTGCTGTTGATCAGGTGGGCCATAGCGTCAACCCATTGCGGATCTTTAATTGCTTCCAGCCTTCTGTATTGCGCATCTTGCACAACCTGAAAAACATAACAACCTTTTAAAGCGTAGCACTCGTAACAGACTGAGTCTTTAACGTGCCTGAGCTTGCTGCCCGTCTTGCACTCTTTGGCCGGTAAACCTATCGACCAGCCCGGCATTTTTGAAGGCTTGCTCAGGCTGCCGCCTATAATTTTTAATGCTTCATCTGTTTTCATATATCCTTTATAATCCTTTATTCTTTTTTGTCAAGAGCTTGTCGCTTGTTGCTTGCGGCTTGCTGCTTGAAGCTCGTGGCCTGCTTATAGCTGGAAGCCTGAAAGATGGGTGGATCTAAATACTCACAGCCCAGCTTGCTGTGTATGAATGAATGAATTAGTAAACTAATCATCGTATTTAAAACCTACTAACAGGCTTAGACTTTCAGGAGAGCACGATTGCACCCGCCGTCGCGGGGAGAACGTGGCTGCACTTACTGATCCCAGGTCCAGTTGTCAATGACATCACCGGGGCGGCGCCACTGGACCAGGGATCAGGGGCGGTTGCCCGCCCCAAACCTTCTATTTGTATTTTTTAGGCATATCCCCTGTTCTTTCCAGAACATGGAATACGTCATGCACAATTGGATGACCAGACATATCAAATTTAGAAGTGTGATACTTATTGAAAATTCTCCAGATATACTGAACCATTTTCTTTCTCACAGCTACCGCCCGACCTTCACCCCAGTCGTTCTCTACGTCTTCAAGAGCACTATTATGATAAACACCTTGATGCTTTTTAACTGCATCGTAAAGAGCGTTCATAATAAGTTCTCGAGCAATTTCACTATTTGACCAAGGTTTTCCATTACCTAAATCAAATCTTTTTTGCTCGTGACGTGTGCCATCCTTAGTATAAAATGTTAACATTTTATCTCCTATTATGTCCGCATCTTTCCCTGCGGTTTGGGACTGCTTACTCTTCTCCAGTTTCTGGTAGCTCTGCAACCAGTCTGGAAAATTTTTATATTTTTTAAAAGTAAACATAATTCATTTATATAGGATAATCCTATTGTTGTCAATTCTTAATGTGTTCATAATGGGTCTCCATGTTTCACGTGAAACCCAGTTGAATCTAAACGTCCCTCATAGGCTGTTAACCAACCCCGTCTGGTATTGCCGAAGCAACTGGGTATCAGGCCCTTTCCTTCGCGCTGTACTCGAGTTATGCATTAGCACCTGATAATGACACTATATAGGATAATCCTACATAAGTCAATAGACAAAGTGTCGCACCTAGTTGTTAATTAGAATCATTCTAAACTGAGATCAGTAGAGTTTGCCCTCTCTACTGATCCCAGGTCCTAATCTCTTCTGCGTCTATAACGTTATAGGACCAGGGATCAGTTCTAGTTGTGCGTGTGTTTGGGCTATGGTCAAACCTACTTTACACCACAACAAGAAGTTGTCCCGATTAATCACCTTTTTAAAAGTTGTCTGGTCTTCCATGTTAAAGGGTAGATAACCCACCTTTTAAAAATTAGTTAAATCTAAATCCTATATAATACTTGACAATCCATAAGTCAAGCATTAAAAGTAAAATTATGCAAAAAATAAATAACAAAGAAAGAGGTACAATGACTAAAGAAAAAAGAATAACACTTAACGCAGAAAAGCGAAAAGTGATTGCAGATCAATTTCAGTCTTTTTACGAAAATAAAGTAAAAGACAAATTGGTACAAGCAAAAGAACAATATGATCTTATGCGTGAAAAGGCAAAAGAGAAGATTGAACAAGTTGTAAGATATCATCAAT